GCCACGGCGGCGGGGGCGGCGGCGGGCACAAAGGCATAGAAGCTGCCGTCGGCCTGCACGGCGATATCGAACGGCACGCGGTCTTGCAGGGCGCGCACGGCCACGAAGCCGGTCGCGCCGCCGATGACGGTGAAGTTGCTGAGGGTGGTGGCCCACAGGGCCGAAGCGTCAAACGTGACAGTGTGGACACCGGCCAGCGCGCAGAAGTGTTCGAGCAGCGTGTCTACGCGGGCGGCGCGCATGGCAAAGGCCTGGTCGAGCACCCAGGCTTCGAGCAGGCCCCAGCCGTCGGTGGCGGTGAGCTCCAGCAGGTTGTCGCGGCTCAGGTAGCGAAAGCCGGTGACGTAGAACGCGCCGGCCGAGACGTAATAATCGCTGCCCTCGACGTTGTAGCCCCGCTCCAACGTGAACCGGCTGTGCAGCGCAGGCGGGGTGGCCGCGCCGGAGCGGTTGTCTATCAGGGCCACGACGCTGGACAGGCCGATGTGGCGGGCCTGCCCTAGGCCGGTTGGGGTGGCGCCCTCGCCGGCCAGGCTGCGGCCACCCGCGGATAGCTCATAGCGGCTGACGGTCAGGTTCGACCAATAGCTCGGCGCGCTGGAGCGCAGCACCGTGGTCTCGTCGGCCAGGTAGGTGTAGGCGCTGTCGCCGGTCAGCGCGCCCAGGATTTCCATATACGGGTTGGCGACTTCGTGCAGCGGGTGGGCGTCTTCCCAATGCAGGCCGTCGTTGGAGCAGGCCAGGTAGTGGCTGCTGCTGGCGGTGCCGGGCCGCTGCCGGCCGAAGCTGAGCCACCAGAAGCCGTTGAGCGTGGCTTGGCTGACCGCGAGGCCGATGTAGGCCTGGCGGTTGGAGTGCAGGTAGGGCGTAGGCGTGCCAAACGCGCCCACGCCGGTGCGCGTGACGGCGAAGAGGGCGAAGCGCGCCCACGAGACGTAGGCGATGGTGGTGACAAGCAGCACATGGCGCGCGCGGCCGGCGTCGTACAGGCCGGCCAGCGACGGGTTTTGCACGGCCGAGTTGGTGAGGCCCGTGGCTTCCAGCGCCGACCAGGTGTTGGTCGTGGCGTTGTAGGCCCCGTAGTAAACGACGCCGTTGTAGTGCGCCACCAGCCCGGAGTTAGTTGCCCCGCCGCTGACGCCGCCGAGCGAGGCGGTATACGTGGGCGCGGGGTCGGCATAGGCCAGGGCCGCCGCGCCGAAAGTGACGCCGTCGGTCGAGCGCCGATAGTAAAGTTTGGCGTCGGCGCTGCTCTGGTAGACGATGACGACATACGTGCCGGTCCAGAAGACACAGCTCATGCCGGCCAGCGGCACCAAGCTGTTCAGGTTGGTCCACGCGGACCACTGGGCGCTGACGGTCGGATCGGTGATCTTCTGATAGTCGAGCGTGTTCACGCCGCTGGTCTGGCGCGTGCGCAGGAAGAAGCTGCCGCAGTTGACGCCGTGGACGGCCGCGCCGGTGTAGGCGTAGGTGTACAGCGCGGCGGGGTGCAGGCGGCCGTTGTCGGCCACGGAGGCCCGCGCGATGGGCCGGCCGGTGGGCAGCGCCTGTGCGGCGCTGAGGGTGGCGGCGATGGTCTTCATATTAGTGGCCTCCTATGGGCGCGCCGGCCGCTAGTCGTTGGCGGCGACTTTGATCTGCACCGGCCCCGGCTGGCCGTCCACGATCTGCTGCACAGTCACCAGGCGGCAGCGGTGCTTCTGCAGGATGGGCGTCACAGCCGCCTGCACCGCCGCCTCGCACAGCGCCACGCGCCTAGCGCGAGCCGCAACCGCCGCCGCTTCGACATCCAGCGGGGGGTGGATTTCTGATTTTTGACCTGCACCCGCGCTGTTGCGGGTGTTGCTGACACGCACCCGCGCTGTTGCGGGCGTTTTTGATTTGCGCTCACCTGCCATGTCACCACCTCACCCTAGTCCATCCAACTAACGCGCCCGCCTATCACGACGCCTTCTTTTCCGTTGGCCCGCGCTACCACGCAGCATATCCGTTTCATCCGTTACGCGAAGCGATCCGTTGCCACATCCGTTGCCAGTTAGGCCCCGATCAGGCCGTGGCTGATCAGGTCGTCGAGCAGGGCTTTCAGCGCCTCGGCCACGTTGGCGAGCGTGGCGGTGCTGGTGGCCTTGCTGCTGCGCGTGGGCGTGCCAGTCCAGGCGCTCCAGCCGGTCTTGCGCGGGCCGACCACCTGCGTGCCGGCGGTGCGATGGGCGACGCTGGCGTTGATCTCGCCGGTCACGTCGAGTTCGTGGGCCGGCGCGGCGTTCTTGATGCCGACCCGCCGGTTGGCGTTGTCGAGCGACAGGTTGTTGTTGCCGCCCGACTGGAAGTGCAGGAAGTTGGACGAGGCCGGCATGTAGATCAGGTTGTTGCCGATGCTCGTCTGCGTGAAAGCGATCCCGATTTGGTTGCCGCTGGCGCGCGTCATTTGCAGCGCCACGCCGCTGTTGCCGCCGTTGACTTCGAGATAGGTGTCCACGATCAGCGCGTCGGGGCTGCGCCACACGTCGGCGGCGCTGCGGTAAAGCTGCACATCGCTGACCCTCAGGCCGCCGCCGGAGCCGTTGGTGCTGAGGGTCAGCGCGCCGAACGTCGGCGTGGCCGAGGTGTGCGTGTTCTGCGGCGTGGAGAGCGTGATCGTCCCCGCGCCGTTGGTGACGGTGAGTTGGTTGGCAGTGCCGGTCAGACCAGCCAGCGCGTAGCCCGAGCCGTTGCCGATGGGCAGTTGGCCGTTGCCGGGCGCGGCGGTCAGGCCGGTGCCGCCGCGACTGACCGGCAGCGCCCCGGTGGTGGCGTTGGTATTGGCCAGGTCGAGCGCGCCGAACGCGGCGGCCGTGGCGCTGGTGGCGCGCAGGGGCTGGCCGGTGGTCAGGCCGCTGAGGGCCGGGTAGCTCCACCCCGAGACGCCGCCGTAAGCGCCGAGAACTACGCCGTCGTCGGGGTTGGTGTCGTCGAACAGCAGCACGGCCACGGCGTCGTCCAGGGCCAACATGCCGGCGGGCACCCACTCGCCCACCGGCATGACGACCTCGCCCACCGAGCCGTCCAGCTGCACCACGGCCGTCCAGGTGGCCGGGTCAAAGCTGTAAATGATGCCGCGCCGCAGTGAAGCGGTCATGCCGTCCTCCCGCGCCCCATAGGTCGCTGATCAAAACCAGGATTTTTCGGGTGTGATTGTCCGCCGCCGTTTTGGGCCAGCCGCTACTTTTTTCAGCATAGGGTGGGCAGGCCCACCCTATGCTGAAAAAAGTAGATTCGGTCAGATAGTGGCTATCCCAGCCCCCAATTGCGGTGAGAACCCGTCTCGACGGTGACAATCACGTTGGGCGCTCTCAGCGCGTTTCCCATTTATCCATCGGCCAGCCCGCGCCATACGGCTCACCGGTGGGGCCGGGGCCGGGCTTGAGCGTGCCCAGCCACTCGGCAAAGACCCGCAGCCGCGTCGCCGCCCAGCCGCTCAGGTCGGCGCTCTCGTGCGGGTCGAGGCGCACACTGCCGGCCTGGTTCAGGTGCTGGCCGGCGGCGGCATACCCGGCCGCGCCGGTCAGCAAGCCGGTCTCGTGCGCCGCGAACACACTGGTGACGGCCGCGCTATCCAGGTCTTGGAGGGTGTGCGGGCGCGTGTACCACAGCCGCAGTTCGTCGCCCGATTGCGGCTGCGCGGCCAGGCGCGCGCTCAGCACCAGCACCGGCCGCGCGTCGTCCCAGGCCAGCCGAAAGCCGGGCACGCGCGGCGGCGGCCAGGCCTCGGCGGCCAGGCTGTCGTAGGGCCACCACACATCCAGCACGGCCCACAGATCGGCCACACCGTCGAGCGCGATCTCGCGGCCCGCGCCCGGCAGCGTGAGCACGGTTTCGGCGGTGGCCGGCAGCGCCGCGCTGTATTCCGCCAGCGCCGTGCGAATAGCCTCATCCAAAGTGGTGGTCGCGAACACGGCGTTGCCGGCGTCTACCAGGCGCGCCGCCAGCCGCGTGCGCAGTTGCGCGAGTGTGCTTGTCATCGTTTCACCTCCTACAGACTCAATCCACCGGCCGTCCTCCCCTGCCCGCCGGTCAGCGAGCAGGGGAGGGTTGGCAAGCTGCCCTTACAGCCGCAGGGTGTAGTTCACGCGCGCGCCCAGGAAGTCGAACACGCTGGTCGCCGCCGCGTCCACCGCCAGCTCGACATGGAACAGGTCGTCGTCGTCGAGCCAGACCGGCGTGGTGAGCGTCAGCGTCAGGCTGTGCTCGTCCACATCAATGCGCTCGGGCGCGGTGTCGTGCCCGGCGTCGTAGCTAAACGGGTGCGAGGTGGCCGCGCTAGCCGCCGCGCCGTCGGCCGGCAGGTTAGTTTCGTAGATCGCCGCCGCCAGCGAGTCCAGCGCGGCGGTCGCCACCGTGAAGTACACGTCCACGCTCTTCAGGTACGCGCCCTTCTGCGCGCCGCTGTTCGAGGGCAGCAGCACGGGCAGGCGCAGGTTGAAGGTGGCGTCGGCCGCCGTGCGCCGCAGCGCCCACACATCGGCCACGCTCGTTTCGACCTCGGTCCAGGTGCCGGCGCTCTTCATCACCTGGTTGGGATGAATGGCCTGGCTCATAGCCGTGTCATGCACGTAGCCGCCCTGCTCCGGCGCGCGGAAGCGCACGCGCCAGGCCCGCCGCGCCGCCGCCAGCCACCCGCCGTCCACGTAAGGCGCGGCCACCAGAGCCGCCCCCACCACCAGCACCAACACCATCAGCCCTATCACTACCATCACTGTGTTCATCGTCCTCATCCTTTCCTCTCACCATGTCGGCCAGAAGCCGAAGGCCCTCTCCGACCCGCCTTTGGCGCTTCTGACCTCCGACCTCTAGACGTTGCTCTTATGCAGCGGCCTGTAATCCGCCACGCCCACGGCCACCAGGTGCCGCACCTTGATGCGGCTCTCGTCGTTCATAAAGACTGCCGGGCTAAGTTCGTCGCCGGCCACGAAAATCTCCGGCCGCAGCCCAAAGCGCTCGCCGACGCAGATGGCCGGAGCCAGCGCCGGGTCTACCACCGCCGCCCAGTCGTTGGCGTCGGTCCACTCCGGCACCACCAGCACGTCACCCGGCTCGCCGCGCTGCTGGTTCTGGGTGTAGATGCTGGCCGCCCGCTCCAGCGTGGGATAGATGATCTGCCGGGCGGTCAGCTCCAGGCCGCGCGGCACGAGCACATAGCGCGGGTTGAGCGCCAGCTTCGCGCCCGTGCCGTAGTAGCCGCTCTCGTTGGCGACCAGCATCGGCTGGTTGTAGGCGGCCGTGCTCACCACCTCCCACTCGCTGCTGCCCAGCGCGGTGGTCAGCAGGTTCTTGTGCCCGCCGGCGGTGGTCACGGCGGTGCTGTTGAACAGCGCCCCGCCGTCGGCCAGGGTCGGGCCGGCCCCGCTGTTGTCGGTGAAGATGGCGGCCACCAGCCCGCTCAACCGGCGCAGCGCCGCGCCGGCCAACTCGCGCGGGATGGCGCGCAGGTGGCGCACGTCGTCGCGGTCGAGCGTTTCGAGCGTCAGCCCGATGTAGCCGCCGTACTTGGTGAAGCTGGCGACCTCCGGGCTGTCGCCCACCTTCAGCTCGGCGTACTCCGCGCCCTCGGCGATGACGGGCAGCGTGCCGACCGAGCCGGTGATGACCCACGTCACCTGGTTGAGCGTCTCGAAGTGCTCGACGTGCACGATCTTCTCCCACCAGCCGTAGCCGGCGCGGCCGAGCTGGTTCCAGCGCTCGACGATGGCCTTGTTCATGGCGTTCTTCACCAGCCCGGTGAAGTTGGCGGTGGTGTGCTGCAGCGTCAGCCGTTCGGGGTACACGCCGCCGTGAAAGTCATAGTCGCCGGTCAGCAGGTGATAGAGTTCGCGCACGCCGCTCAGGCGGCTCACCGGCGCGCCCTGGGCGGCCGGGTCGCGTGGGGCACCCAGCAGGTCGTCCACGGCGGCTTGCAGGCGGTCGGCGCTGTCGAGCATGGCGGCCACGCGGCCGGGGCCTTGCACCACCGCGCCGGCCGTCAGCGCCGCCACCAGGCTGCGCTGCTCGTCAATCGCGGCGGTCAGGTCGGCCGGGGCAAAGGCCTGCCCGCTAAAGCGCCGGCGCAGGTGGGCCTGGGCGGCGGCCGGCAGGCGGCTGGCGCTGAGGGCGCTTTCGAGCAGATAGCCCGCCAGTTGGTCGAGCACTTGCGGCTCAGCCGTTGTAGCGGGCGGCGGATTGAGTTGTTCTACGGGCGGGGTGGTGCGAGGCGTGGTCATACGGTCTCCTTGTAGGTCCACAACAACAACCGACGGCACACTATTGAGAGCGCGGAGAAAGGCCCCGCCGCGCGCGGGGTCGAACACCAGATCGAGCGACAGCACGCGCAGGATGGCCTGCACGCTTTGCTCCGGGCCGGCCGTGAAGAGCAGGTCGGCGCTGAAGCCCACGCGCGGGTGCGGCCCGGCATCACCCAGCAACTCGCGGCCAAGCGCCGCCACCAGCGGGCCGCTGGGGCCGGCTGGGCGCAGTTGCAGGGTGATGCCCTGGCGCGCGGCGTCCCAGGCGGGCGCGTGGCACAGGCCGCCCAGGTCGCGCACGCTGCGCTGGCCCAGCCAGCGGCCGTGATCCACGAAAGTCTCCAGGCCGTCCCACAGGGGCAGGCTGGCTTGCAGCACCTCCGGCGAGAAGCGCCAGCCGTTGCCCTCCCCGGCCGTGATGGCGAGGATGGCGAACGCGCCCAGCGGCGTGACGTCGGCGGCGGCAGTTAGGGTGAGGCGGTGTTGGTCAGTCATCGGCGATCTTCCTGTTCTCAGGCAATTTCAGAGTCGGCAGCTTTAGTTCGAGCAGCGGCACGGGCCGGGCGTTAAGAGTCAACACAGTCGGCGGGGCCGCGAGTGCCCAGCGCGGCTCGGTCACATCGCGCGGCGGGCGCGGCATCTGCACCGGCAGCGGGTCACTCGCATTGGCACCCCGCTTCGCCCGCCGCTTAGGCGACAGCCGCAGCCAACGGCGCCCACGGTTGAGACGTGTAATCGACATGGTCGTTAAGGTTGCAGATTGGGTTCGGTCATCGCGTTGGCTCCTTTCAGGCGTCCGCGCTGTCGCCGGCGGCGCGGCGCAACACCTCGGGCACATCCACCAACTCGCCCGCGAACTTGTAGACCATGCGCACCAGCTCGCTGTCGTCTATCAGGCCGCGCTGGCGCAAGTCGCCAAAGGCCGTGGCAATTTGGGCCGCCGCCTGGCCCAGCACGGCGTTGTCGCGCGCGCTGATGTCGCTGCCGATGGCCTTGAGCGGCGCGTCGGCCCGCATGGCCGCGCCGGCTCCGCCGACCTGGCTGCGGCGCGCCACCACTACGCGGGCCACGTCCGCCAGCAGCCACAGGAAAAAAATCTGGCGTTGCTCGTAGTGGCGGAAGGTCGGGCCGCCGGCCGCCTCGGCGGTGGTGCGCGTGGCGCTCTCCGGCTCGGCCAAGAAGTGCAGCGGGTTGCCGCTGCCGGCCGCCAGCATCTTCTTGAGCGCCAGGCCGTCCTCGCCCGCCTCGAAGCTGTCAAGCTGCGGGTGCAGCACGCCCCAGGCCTCGGTGTTGGCGTCGGTGACGAGGATCGACCCGGGGGTGGGCGGGTTGGCGTTTAGCTCGGCCTGGCGCGCCAGGCGCTCGGCCGCGCTCTTGAACACGCCGCGCACCACGTACATGAACGACTGGCGAAAGCGGTTGAGCCGCGCCCGGTCTTCCAGCCAGTTGCTGTAGCGCGCCAGCCAGCGCAGCAAGGGCGCCAAATCGCTCTCGCCCCAGGCCGCGCCCACCGGCCGGTTGATGGCGTAGTGCAGCGCCACGGTCGGCCAAGAGCCGTCGGCGTTGGGATGATCGGCGGCCTCGTCGTAGGCGGGCCAGGCGCGACCCTCCGCCGCGATTGCTGATTTTTGACCTGCACCCGCGCTGTTGCGGGTGTTGCTGATTTCTGATTGGGGCGCGCCCCATTGCGGCTTTTCGATAATCGCCACCGGCTGTTCGATGTCGTTGGGGCGCGTGACGATCTCTTGCACATGGGCGGCGGGCAGGCCGCGCACGTAGCTCATGCCGGCCGCGTCGGTCGAGACCAGCACGATCAGGTTGCCGGCCCGCGCCAGCTCATCGCTCCACTCGAACACGCGCACCGCCATCCGGTTGAGGCGGTGGTTCCACCAGCTTTGCAGAAAGGCCTGGGTGGGGGCGTGCGGGCTGCTCAACGTCACGCCCGCCCCGACGATGTACTGCGTGGTCAGCGCCACGATGCGGCGGGCCAGCGGGTTAGCGCGCCAGGCGTCCAGCGCGTCGCGCAGCACCTCGTCCCGGTCCGCGCCGTAGCGGTCGCGGTCTTGCCCGCGCTGCCCGGCCACCAGCACGTCGCGCGCGTCGTCCACGGCCCGCACCGCCAGGGCCACCCGCCGCTCGACCTCGCCCCCCAGCAGCCAACTCGCCAACCCTCGCACCGGCGCGAAAAAATTTCGTAAAGCCGAACTCGTGTTGTTCGTCATCGTCGTCCTTCCTTCACCATTCCGCGTTTAGAACTCACCAACCCCCCGACCACACCCATCCGCCTGTATGTCTCTTTTTCTCTTTCTCTTGCTTTGCTCTTAGAACCCTCGACTCAGCTCCTCCAACGGGTCCTTCGCGTGCAAAATCACGCCCGGCCCCGTGTCGGCGTGCCACGGCTGGGCCTCCAGCGCCGCGCACAGCGCCGCCGACAGCAGCAGGTCATCGTGTACCGGCGCGCCCGTGGCCGCGTCGCGCGTGCCGTCGGGCACCCCCCAGGCCAGCCGGTGGCCCGGCCCCGGCCGCACGCTGTACTGGCAGTGCGCCACCTGCTGCCAAAACAGCGCCTGCAAGTCATCCCCCTCCCCTGCGACCTCCGCCTTCCACTCGCGCCAGCGGCCGGTGTCGCAGATCGCCACGAACGCCCAGCCCACCTGGCTCTTGGTGGCGCTGTTGAAGTCCACCGGCACCACCACCCCCGGCGGCAGGGCGTGGGCCAAAAAGCTCGCCAGCCCCGCGCCCAGCCCGGTGGCATCCACCACCAGGTAGCGCGGGCGCCACAGTTCGGCCAGCGCCCGCAGCGCGCCAAACAACACCGTGTGGGCCGTGCCGGTCCACAGCCGGCGCGCCACCGCCCGGTAGACCGGCGCGGCCACCAACGGATCGGCCAGCAGCGCCAGGTCCACTTCCACAATCGTCAGCGCGGTCGAGTCGCGCCGCGGGTTCGCCAGCGCCGGGCCGTCGCCGTCCCCGTCGAGCGGGTGCGCAGCCGCGCCGTCGTCTTCGCCGGCCACATCGAGCAAGAAGGCATACACCGGGTCGGGGCGCGGGCCGGTGAGGCGCGGGTGGTCGCCCTGCATCAGCGCGCGGCGGGCCGGCGGGAACAAGCCGCCGTCGGCCTCCAGCTCTTCATTGAAGAACTGCGTGCGCACCAGCGGATGCTGGCGGCCGAGCTTGCGCACCTGGCGCGCCACGAACGCGCCATAGGCCGGGTTCTCGGCCGCCACCTGCTCCGGGCTGACCAGGAACACGCGCTGCACTCCATCGTTTACCTCGTCGGCCCGCAGCCGGCGGATGGCCTCGGCCAGCAGCGTGCGGCTGGTCCAGGCCGTGCCCCAATAGACGATGGTGGCGTTGGTGCTGGCCGCCATCGGCGCAAACTTGCGCTCCCACTCGGCGGCGCGCACGTCCTGCGCTTCGTCGGCTTGCAGCAGCAGCGTGGCCGTCGCGCCCACCACGCTGGCGCTCGGCTCGGCCGAGAGGAAGAACACCTGGGCCTCGCCCAACTGCACCAGGTAGCCGAAGCGCGTGCGCCATTGCCCGCGCGCCAGCAGGTGGTTGAGCGCGCGTTCCAGCCGCAGCCGGGCGTTCAGCGCCTGCGGCCGAAAGGTGGGCTGGGCCTTGACCAGGCTCGCGCCCGGCACGCGCTGGAAGAGCGTCAGCAAGTAGGCCTCCACCTGCGCCTGGGTCTCGTTCTTGCCGGCCTGGCGCGGGAACAGCACCGCAAACTCGAGGCCGCGTTGATGCAGCACCGAGTCCACGATGGCGCGGGCCGGGGCCAGCTGATAGCCATACAGCGGCCGGCGCAGCGCCAGGTGCGAGAAGGCGCGGATGTCGGCCAGGGCGGCGCGGGCAAAGCGGGTCAGCAGCGTCATGGTCTGGGCCTACTTGGCCGCACCGATCAGCACGTCGGCCACGATGGACACCAGCGTGAGCAGCAGCAGCCGGTTCTGGTTGCTCAACTGCTTCTCGATGACGGTCAAGCGCCGCTCGGCGCCGCGCTCCCAGGCGCTGCCGGGCTGGGGCGCGGCGTCGGGTGCGTCGTCGGGCGCAGACGGCCTCAGCCGGGCCAGCGCGGCGGCCAGGGCGCGCAG